GTTACAACTATTCCTGATAGATGTTTGAGTTTTCAGCTAGTGTTTACAGGATATGAAGCGGATGATGGTGAAACCGAGAATATACACGGGGGTGCCATGTGGGCAAGAATGCCAATTACAGCACTTGTTGCAGACGTTCCTTTGGAAGAATGGCCTGAACAAATGCCAACACATTTAGCACAACCCTGGGATTGTAGCTCTCATTTTCACTCTGTTTATTGTTTAGATCGAGTTAGTTCCAGTCCCTGGTTGTGTAAAATAGATGGTGAATTTTACACCGGAAAATATATTTTTACGGTTGACTATACCGAAAATGAAATAGCGGATGACCCTGCGCAACACAAACAAAGTCACTTACTACAATTAACAGACGCTGGTAAATGGACAGGAAATATTGTAGCCTTACCTAATAACAGGGTTAGAGCAACAAGTCCTGCTCTTTGGGAGACTGGTGAAGGTGCTCCTGATTTTAGACCAAGTCAATGGACACACAGTGCTGAAAGTGATAGTAGTTATATGGACCCAGATATTACGTTTAACAATTTATATTCGGAAGAGTAATCATGGCTACATCAGGATCTAGAGACTTTGACTTAGACGTTGCAGATATCATTGAGGAAGCTTACGAGCGTTGTGGTTTGGAGGTAAGAACCGGATACGATGCTAAAACTGCTAGAAGGTCTTTGAATCTTATGTTTGCTGAATGGGCAAACAGAGGAATTAATCTTTGGACTGTTAAACAGGGGACACAATCTCTAACCGCTGGGACTGCCACATATACTTTTGATGCTACCTTTACAGATTTATTAGAGGTAGTTCTTAGAAGAGATGGTACTGACTTTGATTTAAACAGAATATCTAGAGGTGAATATTTAAGTATACCAAATAAAGCAACACAAGGCAGACCCAGCCAGTATTATTATAATAGGCAAACAATACCTCAAATAAATTTGTGGGCTACACCTGACAGTTCTTCTGATACTCTTGTTTATTATTATATTCAAAGAATTGAAGATGCGGATGCATTAGTTAATACAACTGATGCACCTTTTAGATTCTTGCCTTGTATCATATCAGGTCTTTCTTATTACCTAGCAATAAAAAGAGCCCCTGATAGAATACAACTTTTAAAATCCATTTATGAAGAAGAGTTCCAAAGGGCGGCTGATGAGGATGAAGACAGAGTTCCTTTAAAGCTACAACCAAGTTTTGAGTATCTTAGGGTGACATGATGGGAAGATACGCATCTGGTAGATACGCATACGGATATTCAGACAGGTCTGGATTTAGATATCGGTTATCAGAAATGCGCACCGAATGGAATGGATCAAAAGTTGGTCCGGATGAATATGAGTCCAAGCATCCTCAATTAGAACCAAGCACGAATGTAATAGATCCACAAGCTTTAAGGAATCCAAGACCTAATTTAGATACCGAAACCACCGCTTTTACAGTTTATACCAATGTGGGCGGTGGTATTATTGGTGGGTTAATTACCAAGACTACGGCTTTATCTGCGAGTGTTGGCACAGTAGCAATAACATCAACTGTTGCGTCCTCTTCTTCAACCACTATATCAGGCAATGTTGGCACAAGTGCCGTAGGTTCTGTTGAGGTGTATCAACTATTTGCTGTTACAGTCGTGTCTGGTAATCCTTCTAACCATCCATACTATAATGTTGGCTCTTCGAATAAATATGCTATAGATGGTTCAACTGCAACATCAGATGTCTTGCTTACTTTAACAGAGGGTTCTACTTTTAGATTTGATCAAAGTGATAGCTCTAACTCAGGTCATCCATTAAGATTCTCTGAAACTGCAAATGGCACACACGGTGGAGGAACTGAATATACGACAGGAGTTACCACGGTTGGCACTCCAGGAAGTGCAGGAGCCTATACACAAATAACGGTTGCTGTTGGTGCGCCAACACTATATTACTATTGTACAAACCATAGTGCGATGGGATGGCAAGGTAATACACCATGAGTTACACTAATACAACGCTTACGCAAGCAATTAAAGATTACACCGAGAACGACGAGACTACGTTCACAACAAACATACCTAATTTTATTAAAAATGCTGAAGAGCGTATTTTAAAACTTGTTGAGTTAGATTACTTTAGAAAGAATGTGACGGGCAGTCTTACAAACGGAAATAAGTTTCTTGCCGTCCCTTCAGATTATCTCGGAGCCATTGCGCTTTCTATTATAAACTCTAGTAACCATGAGTTTTTGCTATTCAAGGATGTAAATTTTATTCAAGAATACAACCCAAATCCAGCAACTACAGGTGTACCTCGATACTATGCTCTTTTTGATGTTGATAATTTTATCGTTAGCCCTACTCCTAATAGCGGTTATTCTGTTGAGTTACATTATTATTATAGACCCACATCAATAACTGCCACAGGAGATGGCACTTCTTGGTTAGGCACAAATGCTCCTGATGCGTTGTTATTTGGTAGTTTATATGAAGCCTATATGTTTATGAAGGGCGAAGCAGATATTTTAAAACTGTATTCAGATAGGTTCACAGAGGCTATAAGTCGATTAAAAACATATGGTGAGGGTTTTGAGAACACAGATGCTTATCGTACAGGGTTAAGAAGAGTGCCAAAAACATAAGGAATAAAAATGTTTGATTTATTTACAGGAAGTGTTGGAAATGTAAATGTTCTTACCTCTGATAATGGTGGGCATTCTAATGAGCAATTAACCGAATTAGCCTTAGATAAGTTAATAAGTGTATCTGATAAAGCGCATCCTGCGATACAAGCTCAAGCGAGAGCTTTCAAGGATAGTGCAGCAAAAATAATGTATCACTACATTACGTTGGCAAGACGAGAAGAACGTGCTACTATCGTTCAGGTCTTGACTTCTAATGGTCACAAAGATTTGGCTGAAATAATAAGGAGATTATAATGGCAATAACTCAGGCAATGTGTACATCTTTTAAAAAAGAATTGTTGGAAGGTGTTCATAATTTTAAAAACTCAGGTGGAAGTACATTCAATATTGCTTTGTATACTTCCTCTGCTACTTTAGGTGCAAGCACCACAGCATACAGCACTACTAATGAAGTAAGTGGCACTGGCTACACCGCAAAAGGAACTGCTTTAACTCGTGTAGACCCTTCAACTTCTGGTACAACAGCACTTACTGATTTTGCAGATGCTTCTTTTAGTAATGCTACAATCACTGCTAATGGAGCTTTGATATTTAATGATAGCGCATCAAACGATGCTGCGGTTGCTGTTTTAGCGTTTGGTGGAGATAAAACATCTACTGCTGGTACATTTACTATACAGTTCCCAACAGCCGATGCGAGTAACGCAATCATTCGTATTGCATAGGTGACATTATGGCACTCGTACTTGCCGATAGGGTCAAAGAAACCTCCACCACCACGGGTACTGGCACTTATACTCTTGCTGGTGCTGTTACTGGGTTTGAGTCTTTTGGTTCAATTGGTAATGGCAATACCACTTATTATTGTTGTGTTCTTGATTCTGATTTTGAAGTTGGTATAGGCACATATACTGCTTCTGGCACAACACTTGCTCGAACTACCATATTACAATCTAGTAACTCTGATAACGCTGTTAATTGGGGTGCTGGTACGAAAACAATATTCTGCACTCAGCCAGCAGAGAAGGCAGTGTTTAGAGATGCGAGTGGGCATATAATCGCATTAGATGGACGCAATCTAACTAACGTAGATGCCGCCACTCTCGATAGTATAGACAGTGGTTCTTTTCTAAGAAGTGATGCCGCAGATACAAAGACTAGCGGTGATTTAACTTTTAGCACTGGTGTTTCAGCGATTTTCGGTGGTTCTGGGAATCAGACTATAATATCTCGTGATGTCAACGGTGGTACTATTAGAGACTTCGGTAGTGGTACAGATTTAAAGATTAAAGCATCTGACACAGGTTCGGTTCAAATTTTAAAGTCTTTTGGTTCAGAAAACATTGCAATCTTTAACAGTGATGGCTCAGTTGAACTCTATTACGATAACAGTAAAAAATTTGAAACTACATCAAGTGGTGCAACAATAACAGGTCAGTTAGTAGCAACAAGCCTAGACATATCTGGAGATGTCGATGTAGATGGCACGTTAGAAGCTGATGCTATGACTCTCAATGGCACAGCCATAACCTCTACTGCAACTTTATCTACAGGCATATCAAATAATAACGTACCTAAATTTACAAGTGGTGTAGCAGACAATGACTTTTTGCGTGTGGATGGTACATCTATTGAAGGACGCTCTGCCTCTCAGGTTCTGTCAGACATAGGGGGTCAAGCCTCACTTACTTTTGGTATTAGCAATACTAATGCAGTCAAAATAGACAGCACCTCAGTAGCTGACGATGAATACGCTAGATTTACTGCTAGTGGACTAGAAAGTAGAAGCAACGCAGAGGTCTTATCTGATATAGGTGGTATTTCTGCAAGCTCTACAGATACACTTACCAATAAGACTCTGACCACTCCTGTCATAAATGGCTTCAGTGGTACAGGAGATGGTTCGCTTACAGGCGACCTCACTCTTACCTCAACCGATGGCGGTGCAACAGAAAATCCAACGCTAGACCTTTATAGAAACAGCTCTAGCCCAGCCGATAGCGATGTAATAGGTCACATTAATTTTAGTGGTGAAAACAGTGCTGATGAAAAAGTAGTATATGGTGAAATACAAGCGGTTATAAATGACCAAACAGATGGAACAGAAGATGGCTCGTTAGCGTTAAGTGTATTATCTGGTGGAAGTATTTCAACTCGATTACAAATGTTTGGTAACGGTAAAACAAAATTTACAAATAGAGATGTAAATTTTGGTACAGGTGTTAGTTTATTTTTTGAAGGTGCAACAAATAATGATTTTGAAACGAACCTCACTGTTACAGACCCCACCGCAGACCGCACTATAACCCTACCAAATGCTACAGGTACAGTTTTGCTTGCCGATGGAGATGGTTCTAGTCTTACCAATGTAAACGCTACAACACTAGATAGTGTAGACAGTACATCCTTTTTACGCAGTGATGCGGCTGATACAAAGACATCTGGTGACTTGACGTTTAGTGATGACGTTAAAGCGATATTTGGCGATGGTAGTGATTTACAAATATTTCATGATGGTACAAATTCTAGAATTTACGGAACAACTGGTGATACAAATATAGGTCAAAATGCATTTGGTGCAGTTAAACTTACTGGTGATAATGACCAAGAAAATATGCTTGTTGCAAATGTAAACGGTTCTGTTGAATTATATCACGATAATAGCAAGAAACTAGAAACAACCTCAAGCGGTGCGACAGTCACAGGTCAGTTAGTAGCAACAAGTTTAGATATCTCTGGAAATGTGGACGTAGATGGTATATTAGAAGCTGATGCTATTACAGTTAATGGTACATCTTTAGCAAGCTCTGCTACTACAGATACAACTGATGCTAGTAACATTAGCTCTGGCACTTTACCTAACGCTAGACTTGATGCACAACTACAGGACGTTGCTGGTCTTGCTGTTACAAATGGTGGTTTTATTGTAGGTGATGGTTCAAACTTTGTTTTAGAAACAGGTTCTACAGCTAGAGCTTCATTAGAACTAGGAACTGCCTCAGTATTAGACACAGGCATTTCTAATACTAATGTTCCCAAGTTTACTAGCGGTGTAGCAGATAATGATTTTTTACGAGTAGATGGCACATCAATCGAAGGTCGTTCTGCTAGTGAAGTGTTATCAGATATATCCGCTATGCCGTTAGCTGGGGGAACGTTTGCTGGTGATGTTACTTTTACAGGTGCAAATTATAATATTGTTTTTGATAGCTCTGATGATGCATTAGAATTTGCTGACAATGCAAAAGCAACTTTTGGAGCGGGTGCTGACTTAGAAATATATCATACTGGTAATTCATCTAACATTAAAGAAAACGGCACTGGTAACTTAAATATCTGGGGTGACAACATTGTTTTCTACAATTCCGCAGGTAGTGAATTTAAAGGAATTTTCGCTACTGATGGTGCAACTTCGCTTTATCATGATGGCTCAAAAAGATTTGAAACAACAAGCAGTGGAACAACCACAACAGGCACATCATATATCACTGGAAATGTTGTATTTGAAGGTTCTACTGCTGACGCATATGAAACCACCCTGACTGTTACTGACCCCACAGCGGATCGAACCGTTACTTTGCCAAATGCCACAGGCACTGTTCTCACAACAGGTAACTCAGACACCCCAACCACCACCACGTCAAGCAGTGACGCAGACTTCGTTCTTATAGATGATGGTGGCACAATGAAAAAGATTACCCCTGCGAATCTTGGAATAAGCCAGACAACGGGCGCATCAAAAGGATTTGCCGTAGCTATGGCGATAGCATTATAAGAGGAGAACATGGCACAAGATTTTGAGAGAAGCATAGCAAGAAACATAGGCACATCAGCAAGTACATTGCGAACTGCTAACTCAGATGATGCAGTGGTAGGAATAAACCTCGCTAATGTAACGACATCACAGATACTCGTAGATGTCTACATAACAGTCAGCAGTGCTGATTATTACATTGTTAAAAATGCCCCTATTCCTACAGGTTCATCTCTTCAGGTTCTTGATGGAGGAGCTAAAATTGTTCTACAGTCTGGGGATGCTTTAAAGGTTGTGAGTAACACAGCGAGTAGCTGTGATGCATGGATATCTGTTGTTGATACTATAAGTGAGTAATTATTATGCCGTATATTGGTGGAACACCCACAGCAAATTTTGTAGATATCCCATCTGTGGAGAGATTTAATGGAAACAATTCTACTACCTCTTTTACCTTATCTAGAACAGTAGGAAACGACCAGGATATTGTTGTTTCTGTTGATGGCGTTATTCAAGATACAAATAAATATAGCGTAAGTGGTACAACACTTAGCTTTAGCACTGCTCCTTCTACAGGCACAGGTAATATCTTTGTAAACTTTCTTGGTCTTAATATTGCCACAGTTACACCTCCAACAGCTAACAAATCTGATTTTGTTGGTGGTGGAATGTTTCGTGTTAATGATAAGACAGTTGGTTCAGATGTCACAATAGGTGGTGCAGAAAACGCTAGTGCAACTGGCCCTATTACAGTCAACTCTAATGTCACTTTACAAGTAGAAGATGGCGGTACTTTGGTAATAATATGAGTACATTAATAGCAACAACTATTAAAGCAACAACCCTACAAACATCTGCTGGTGGTGCAGTTACGCTTACTAAGCAAGAAGGCACAAAAGCATGGTGTTATTTTAATGGAAGTGGCACTGTTGCGGTCAATGATAGCTTCAATGAAGCTAGTTTAACTGATGAAGGAACTGGTAGGTATACAATAGCGTTTACTAATTCTATGGGAAACACAAATTATGCGGTTACTTATAAAGGTGGCACTACTTATAATGGAGCAAATTCTAATAGAGAAGTAGAGTCACCAACTTTATCTACAGGTTCTATGGAATTATATAGTGGCTCTTCAGGTACAGGAGCAATTGATGTAGCAAATTATCACAGTCATGTTCATGGAGACTTAGCGTGAGTGAGATACGAGTAGACAAAATCTCAGGCAAGACCTCTGCTAATGCTGTTACAGTGACAGGCGAAAATGGCAGTACGCAAACATCTCTGCAACAAGGATTATGTAAAGCTTGGGTAACAATGGATTCAGATGCTGCAACGGTTGTTGCTTTTGATTCATTTAATACTAGTTCTGTTACCGATGATGCAACTGGTAAATACGG